TTTTGCCTACCAATTAGATTGGTAATCTTTCTCATCGCTTTTGAGATAATAATAGCTTTATCAGTAGCGTATCCATCCTTATCATAATCAGCTGCTAACTCTTTTTTAGTTGAAGCGGCTGCAACGGAATCTACTACGATTGTTACTAACTTATCTTTTTGTGTGGTTCTTACTTTTTCAATGATTGTTTCGGTAAATTCGAAAATTTGTTCTACTGAATCAGCTGATACATAAAGTAGCTTTGCTACATCTACACCAATTGCTTCTAAAAATTCTCTACTTACCGCAGTTTCAGTATCTATTAGAACCGCAACACCACCTTGCCTTTGTGTTTCAGCAAGGAGGTGAGCAGATACTAATGATTTTCCACTTTGTTCTAAACCAGTTACTTCAGCAATCCTTCCAATAGGAAGTCCACCATACGGGCGATTTGAAATGGCAACATCTAACATAGCACATCCGGTTGATACCCACCCAGCTACATTTGTAGGTGCGTCATCTTCTCCTAAAAAGAAGGCAACCTTCTGGTCTTTACTATATTTGTTTAGCTCGGAAGCTAGTTCCGCTGCTAAATCCATTTCTTTTTTTGCCATTTATTATATATTATCCGTTAAACAAATCATCAAATGCTGATGCAACATCATCCATTTTCTTTTTTTCTTCAGTACTTACAGCTGCCGCAGGTGCTGCTACTGGAGCAGGTGCTGCTTTAGTTGAAGGTGTTGAAAGTGTTTGTTGAGATACACTCTCATTAGCTTCATCTGCAGTTGGGTTTAACCAACCTTCTAATACTGATTTTAACTCATCGTAAGATAATTCTGAATAGATATCAGTAATATTAGTTTGAGTTTCAATAAAGTTTTGATTTGCCGTATCATCTTTTCCTAATGGAGTAGTATTAGGTTTAACACGGATAGTAGTTACAGGATAAGAAGTTCCTGCATCTTCAGCTGATGTATATTCGATAGTAATGTCTCTACCATTAGTAGGGTCAGTAATATCTCCATAATCAGGATCAGCGATGTAACCTAAGATTTCTTGGTAAACAGTCTTTCCGAATCCCCAGAACTTAACTCCTTCTGATTCCTCTCCTCTTACAAGTACAGGTACAAAAGTTCTTAATTTCGGTTCCATCTTCTTAGCTGCTTTCCAATCTTCTTTATCACCCATTCTTTTCAACTTTTCAGCGAACTCAACGATAGGGTCCGGTCTTCCAAAAGAAGAAGGAGACAAATACGTTTTGTTGTTGATGTTGTAATGGAAGAATAATTCAATAAAAGGATTCTCAGGAGAAAACTTATAAGGAACTACTCTCACTTGGTGTTTACCAGGTGTTGGTTTCCATAGATTAGATGTTCTGTTTGAAGTGTTTTGTAGTTTGTTCAGTCTACCTCTGATTGCGCTTAAATCTAGTGCCATAATTTTTAAATTTTAAAGGTTTATTTATTTAATGGTTTTATTTTGGTGTCTTTCCTACACCATATATAAATATCAAAAAACCCAGTTTTAAGAGGGTCTATCTCCATTTATTTATACAAATATACGAAAAGTTTTTAACAATTCCAAATGTTTTTGGATTTTTATTTAAAAAAGTTTTTTTCCTCATTTGTTAATACAAATATAAGGAATTAATTTGATATTACCAAATTTATTTTGGTTTTTTTGAAAAATCTTTTGCCCAATTGATAAATTCAGTATGTGGGAAGTGTTGTTTACTATCAAATGTGTATTGTTTTACCATATGTTTGTAAACTTGTTCAGATGATTTTTCAAAATTATGAGTATTTAGAGATTTATCTAATACATCTTTACTGATTAAATCATTACCAGCCAATATCCAATTGAATACACCCCAACTAGCAGCTCCATTATAATGTGGAAAATCATTTGCATTGGGAACTCTATATTCACATATTTCTAAAATTCTTTCAACTAATGGGTCTCTCTTTAAATCATTATGTACATATTTCCAAAATGGAGTATCATCTCTTTTTGTAATATAGTGTATTTGAATCAAAGCTCTGAACTCATCTAACATCATATTAAAGTGTTCGTTATTTGCTTTGATGTTTGATTCTCTCATCATATCCTCTTTGTAAGGTGATAAGTGATGTTGTGTTAGTTGTACTAACTGAATAATAGATGAGTGTATTGATGTTGCTTCTAATGGTTCTAAGAAGGAAGATGATAATCCTATTGAAAGTACATTCTTTTTCCAAACTTCTTTCAACCTACCACTATCGAACTTAATGTTTCTAAGAGGTGTTATCTTTCTACCAGTAACTTCTTGTAGTTCTTTCAAAGCTTGTTCCTCAGATACAAACTTATCAGAATAACAATATCCACACCCTAATCTTTCTTGTGTTGGTATTTGCCACATCCAACCATTTGGCATTGCCCAAGCAGTTGTTGCAGGAGATATTTCTTCACCTTCGTTATATTGATGTGAATAAACTAATGCTGAGTTGATTGGAAGATATTCTGAATATGAAACCCATTCTGAACCAACTGCTTTACTTAGTACTCTATTGAATCCAGTACAATCAATCCAAAAATCTGATTCTATTTCACTTCCATCGGAAAGTATTACGTTATCCAATTCACCATTTTTTGAATTTAACTTGGTATCAGTTATTGTACCTTTTTGTAATTTTATTCCATTTTCTAATGCAATCTTTTTAAACCATTCACCAACTTTATGTGCATCAAAGTGATAAGCATATCCAGTTTCGTAGCTATCACTATTTTGATTCTTTAAAAATGGTGTAAGATTCCTTTCCCAAAGATATTCGTTAGGACTAGATTCTGATGCTTTTCCATATTTTGAACATATGGTAAAATCCCTATCTAATGGCCATTCTGAAGTTTGAGTTCCTGATAATGATTCGAAAAATCTATCACCTACACCATTCCAATCTATACAATCAATTCCTAATTTAAATGTAGTATTACATTTTTCGAAAAACTCCTGCTCTCCAAATCCTTCCAATTCTCTTAAAGTAGATAAGAGTACTTTTTGTAGTACTCCAGTTGAACCTTCACCAGCTCCTATAATTGGAATATCATCACTCTCTATAAGAGTAATATCGTAAGCTGGAATATCTCTGTGTAAATTTTGTTTGGCTAGGAATAATGCTGATAACCAACCAGCAGTACCTCCACCCGCTATAACTATTTTCATTTATAAACTATTTATTATGTAACTTTTTAATTTTGTTTTCTTTTCTTCCCAAAGGGATTCACTAATAATTTGTGGTACTGGTTCTGATGAACCTGTATATGATGATGTAAAATAAGATGATGATATAAAAGAATCTCTGATACCTTCATATTTAGGTACACTTTCTGATAAATGATTAAAGGTAATACCCATATCACTTCCACTCTCATCTAAACTAGCTGATGTTAGTATAATCACAGATGATTCATCATCTATAAACTTAAAGTAGTTATCAAAAGATTTTACAAACCAGTTACCCATTTTTATAGATTTTCATTTATATAATCCTTTACCTCATCTCTTTTTACATTAAAGAGTTCTTCGGATATAACATCAGCTCCACCATCGCTATATGCGGACTTCATATTATCATATCCACCAGTATCAATAAAGCTCATTGCTATACATTTGTTTGTAAAATTAGTAGTTACACAGATTATTTCATGTGTTTCATCTATTAATTTGAAATAAGAATCTCTTTCTCTAAAATAATGATTTGCCATAATAACTTTTTTTAACTTTGATTGTAAATAGTAATAATCTCTGATGATTGAACCATAATACCGGAAACATTTCTATAAGTTGATGCTCTTTCTCTAACATTTAATAAATATCCTCTTTGGCTTGAATATATTTGTCTTGTTGCAGGTCTCCAACTTGCACCCCAACTAATATTATTATCAAAATAAACATCTAATCTATTACCAATCGGAATATAAAACCAAGCCCTTAGATTTGTAGTTCCCCATTGCCAGTTTTGACTTAGAGCTGTTCCATTGTATCTAAATTCCCAAGCTCTGGTATCAGCATCAACAAATCTCTCCTCTTGTCTTAGACCTATTTGAGCTTGTCTTGCATTATGTTGATAT